AAGCCAAAAAAAGAGAAAGTCAAGAGCCCGGCGCATTATAACACTGGGAAAGTCGAGGTTATCGATGCCATTGAAGATTGGGGTCTTGGTTTTAACGACGGAAATGCGATTAAATATATTGCGAGACACAAATACAAAGGGGATCCCGTACAGGATATTGAAAAAGCTATTTGGTATCTCCAGAGGCACTTGAGCAACATAAAGAAAGTGGAGGACAAATGAATTTTAAAAGTTTTAGGGAGAGTCTTTCATTTGATGACGTGCTTCTCATCCCACGCTATAGTGAAATTGAGAGCAGAGCCCAGGTCGACGTAAGTAGCGAGCTGGATGCAAACCTTCCTTTTTCTCTTCCTGTCATTTCCAGCCCCATGGATACTGTGACTGAAGCTTCGATGTCCATCGCGTTGCACAATGCCGGCGGACTAGGAATTATTCATCGATATAATACAATAAACCAGCAGGCAGAAATTGTTAAGGAAGTGCTGACGCACGATGGAAGCATTCCAGTCGCGACGGCCATAGGTGCAACTGGTGACTATCTTGATCGGGCAGAGAGAATGTCGCATCTGGGTGTAAAAATATTATGTATCGACACAGCGCACGGACACCACGTTGCGATGGAGAGAGCGATAAAAACCCTAAAAGATGGCTACGGCAGCAAGATTCACATTATGGCTGGTAATGTGGCAACTTTGGAGGGGTTTGATGCTCTAGCCAAATGGGGCGCAGATAGTATACGTGTTGGAATTGGAGGAGGGAGTATATGTTCAACCCGACTAGTTACAGGACATGGTGTACCAACGTTGGAAAGCATAATGGAGTGTGCACAAACGGGACACTCTACAAAGATCATTGCAGACGGAGGAATCAAGACTAGCGGAGACATAGTAAAAGCATTCGCAGCCGGCGCCGATTTTGTTATGATCGGATCTATGCTAGCGGGAACAGAGGAGACACCGGGTGAAACATTTTATAGCAACACAGGGAAAAGGTATAAGGTATACAGAGGAATGGCATCCGCAGAAGCTCAATCAGACTGGCGAGGAAAGTCCTCAACCCCAGAAGGAGTCGCAACTACAGTTGCCTACAAGGGAGAGGTTGCTCCTATATTGGATAATCTTTTGGGTGGTATTAGGAGCGGACTTAGCTATTCTGGTGTATGTACATTAAGAGATTTGCGCTCCCGAGCCAAGTTTATTCGTCAGACTGCTGCGGGGCAATCTGAAAGCTCAACTCATATTATGAGGAGAAAATGAAATATGTACTTATATTAGCACTCTTACTAACGGGGTGCAAGCAAGTGGAAAAGGTTTATGAATGCAGTGGTTGGGAAAAACGTTTTTGTACCTGCCCCAATGGGGAGTTAGGTCGTCAAAAGTGCTCCCGAGGCCCGGCCTTCGCAGACCCTCCGCCGGTGAGAACATGGCTTCCCTGCGGTTGTTGTTATGAAACTAAGAGGGACGAGCATGGTATATATTACATAAACACGAATGATGCATCGGGCTGTTGGGATGATGTATACGATCCGTCAGTCCCGTCTTTTGACGTAGACGGAGGACCAACAGAGTGAAGGATCCTACTGTACCTGACCCGAGGGAGAGAAAGAAATTTATGTTTTACGACACAGAAAAGCGACAGGCCGACTTGCGTGTAAAGCTACAACATGACGGAATGACACAGAGCACCTTTTTTAGAGTCATGATCTCTGGATATTTAGAAAATAACGAACATGTTTTAAATTTTATAAATGAATTTCAAGAGAAATATAAAATGCGCGGAAAGCATAAAATTAAAAAAGTTCGTAAAGCAATTGAAAAAGGAAATGATTTGAAAAAACAATTTAGTATTGACGAAAGTGAAATTGAGAGTATATTTGATATTCTAGAGGAAGAGGGTCCAATATTATGAAATGTTTACAAGAATGCATTACAAAAAACACACCGTGCAAACAAAAAGAATGTAGTTCTTGGATGAACTACAAAGATGAATTTAACTGCATTCACGAGGCGATTGATCGAAACGGGTCAATGACATTGAGGGAAGTTGCAGTCCGATTAGGAATAAGTTTTGTCCGCGTCAAACAAATAGAAGACAAAGCCATAAAAAAATTGGGTAAGAAGGATATTAAGGGAACTAATTAAATGTAGTTGACCGATAATATATTGTTTGTACAAACACTAGCAAATAAGGAGCTTACAAGATGAAAAAACGTCTGCTTAACGAAGAAACCACACGTCGCTTTATGAAGCTGGCGAACTTGAATGGTTTCAGTAAAAATTTCTTAACGGAGGCGGTTGAAGACGAAGAACTCGAAGCCGCTGACGAGCCTATGGGGGAAGAGCCTCCAATGGGCGCCCCACCAGAAGGCGATGATCCTATGGGTGGTGAACCTATGGGCGACGAACCTGTGGGCGACGAACCTGTGGGTGACGAGCCTATGGGCGATGAGCCTATGGATGACATGGGTCTTGAAGCTGGACCTGAAGAGGGTGGAGAGGTTACTGCTGAAACTCTTACTGATCTTCTCGACCAAGTTGTTGACCTTGTGAGCGATTTCGCAGAAAAGGCCGGCGTCGATTTTGAGGCAGACACCGAAGTTGATGAAGAAGACGTTGACATGGCGACCGGACCTGAAGAACCTGAGATGGCGTCCGGACCTGAAGAGCCTGAGATGGCCATGGCAGAGGCAGACATCTATGGCGCCTTGGAAGAGTGCGGTGTTGAAGTTCAAGAAGATGCCGATCTCGAAGAGGAGATTGTTAATGAAGTTGCCCGACGTGTAGCCCTCCGGCTGGTCAGTGAAAGTAAAAAAAGAAAATAATAAAACACTATTGACTATTTGAAAAAGCCTGCTATATTATTAGCAGGCTTTTTTTATTTAAGGAGGAAAGCATGCTTGAATCATTTTTGTGGTTTGCTGTCGGAGCTATGTCTTATAAATTGGTTTCGAAACTAGTTAGTTATAGCAATGTGGTCTATAATTATGATGTCATTATGACGGCGGTATTAAAAATGTTATATGTACTCGACAAAGAAATAGAATCAACGTATGAATACAAATACGCCCGATACTTAGAAACAGAGAGCATGGACAAATCGGCAATCGAAGAAATTAGAGCGATAGATGAAAGAAATACTAAAATTTGGCAAGAAACTGTAATACAATACTTACGGATCATGACACCTGAGAAGATAAGACAAAGTTTAAAATTTAAAAACTGGCAGCAAGCGATGAGGCTTGTAGAAAGACACAAGGAGAGCATAAATGAGTCTAACAGGAAAAGATAAGAAACCTAAGAAAACCACCAAAAAAGACGATAAAGCAAAAGAAGAAGAAGACTCTCCCATGATTCTTGATTTGAGTCTTCTTAAGGATGCTGCCGACACACCAAAAATACGAACAACGGGAATATATGGCACGATTGATGAAGAGAAGTGCGCCGACGCACTGTATTCGTTGTCGATATTAAGATCCACAGGAAAAGTTGAATCCTTGGAAGACCCATCTGATCTTGATTCAAGGATAATAACAAAATATGACCCTATAACTTTCTATATTTCCACGTATGGAGGATCAGCAACTGACATGTTTGGTGTATATGATATGATGAGGCATGTTCGTCAAGATTGTGACATCTTAACCATCGGAATGGGAAAAGTAATGAGCGCCGGCGTCTTGCTTTTGGCCGCAGGGACGAAAGGGGAAAGAAAGATAGGTGCCAATTGCAGAATCATGATCCATGGCGTAACTTCCGGACAACACGGTAATTTACAGGATTTGGAAAATGAAATGGAAGAAGCAAAGTTCACACAAAGACAATATGTCAAAGCGCTTGCCACGGAAACAAATATGACTGTAAAGTATATCAGAAAACTGATGGACAAGAAGATAAATATCTATTTAAATGCCGAAGAAGCGGTTGATTTAGGTATTGCCGATATAATTATATAAGACAATGAGTTGGTTTAAAATAAGATACAATAAGAGATCTGCGAAGAAATATGGCTGGGAGCCATCTTGGTTCGGAGCAGAGGAATTTGATAGTGGTTTAATTAAAAACATTAAAG